CGTGCAGAGCGGAAACACAGTGACGCTCGGCTTTGATAACGCGCTCATGCAACTGCCTTCGGTCGGCGATACGGTAGTGGTATTTGGTCGGCAGCAATTGTCCACGACGATCCCAAATTTGCCTATCGCAACGACGACATCTATTGGTGCAGTGAAGGTGGGCACGACGCTGACGATCACAGCAGACGGCACACTGAATGTGGCACCTACGTCATATCCGGTCCTGTCGGTCAACGGGATGACGGGAAATGTAGTGCTTACCGCATCCGATATTTCTGGACTGGCTCGGGTTGCAATCACTGGACAATATTCCGACTTACTCGGAGCGCCGCCCGCCTATACGTTGCCTATCGCAACGATTTCGCGCCTGGGCGGCGTGAAAGCACCTAGCACGGGCAACGTAGTCGTAGCGGGCGACGGTACGGTCGATCTTGGTTTTCCGCCTGTAAAAACCGTAAATGGAACTACGCCAGATGCAGCAGGCAACGTGAGTTTGAATATTCCGGCAGAAGTAGTTGGATTGATTACACCGACAAAAATATCGAATGGCGCGGACTTCAATACATACACATCGTGCGGAATGTTTTTCTTGCTCGATACGGATGCATCCTCTGTCACGAACGCACCGAACACGACGGCAGGCGGTGTGCTTGACGTGGAACCATTCACGACGACAGCAAGCGGCGGTGACGTTCTACAACGCTACACGCAGTCGACGGCAATGTATATTCGCCGCTACGCGCAGTCAACTGGTAACTGGACACCTTGGGTCCAAACGCAAACAACCGGAACGCAGCCAGTCGCAACGACTACAACGCTTGGAGTGATTCAGGTAGGGGCTGGACTGAATATCACGACAGCAGGTATTTTGTCAACTCAGATTCAGTCAGTCAACGGCAAAAGCAATGCGTTTATCAATCTCACCGCTTCTGACGTAAACGCTATTCCGATTGCAAGCTTGGATGCGCAGGGAGGTGTTCCGCAACTCGACGCGCCAACTGCGTCACCTAATCCGGCAACAGATCCGTTCACGTTTGCTCGTATGCGCTTTTGGGAAAATACGCTTGGGACGTGGTGGAATGCTGGCACATGGAACGCCAGCACGAACGCGATTATGCAGGCTCATAGTGGCCTCTCAGTCTATGACACGAATCAACAGCTACTCGCGAACGGTCAACAAAAGATAGATATTTCGTTCAACGGAAACGGTCGTGCAGGATTGTCGGCGGGCGACTATCAAACCGTGAGCGCTGAAGGTATGGTTTATCAAGTCGGTGTCGCAGGTACAACGAATCTTGACGGAAACGCACAATGGGACGTGGGTGATTTAGCTGTTTGCATTAACGGCAAATGGACAAAAATCACTGTTAATTTCACGAACGTCGTATTCTCGGCCGGTACATTCTAAGGTGGAATGATGGCGAAATTCAAGCATTTATACTCAACAACTAGCGGTCACGTTCCGCAATCGCTGCTGCGGGGGCAACTCGCCATCAATGTACCTGACCAAACGGTTTATGCAAATGATCCGATGGGTCGAGTTCAACCCATATCAACCGGAGCACCGGGATTAGCAAACGTATCGCAAGCGACGGCTGTGCATATCAACGTCAATTTTTATCCTGTCGCTCAATTTGGTGTGGGTTTGACTCAGGCGCAAGTGCAGACTCTATTTGTCGATAACGGCACGACGGCAACATTGCAAACTGTTCCGATCTTCGTTTTCGGCAAGCTTTGGTGGACGCCTGTCATTAGCATGCCGTCATCTACGGCGGGCGCTTATGCACTGAATCTTGATACAGTCAATCGTACTGTTTCAATGGCTGCATACCCAACGGGATCGAATCGTAACACAAGCGGTTTTGTACAATATTCAAACGGAACAGCAACGCTTGTGTTCTATTCGGATTCTCTAATCTATCCTTGGTTCTATCTTCCACAAGGATACAGCACAAATCCGGGCGGCAGCATCAATGTGTACCGAATTTCTCCGTACCAAACATTCGGAGCGATTCCGGTAAGCATCGGTGCCGCTATGGTGCCGGGGTCGTATTGGGGCGCTCCTTAAAAAGCACATGAGGTGATACGATATGATCTTTAAACATCTAGTGCCTTTGAATATTTTTGGGGTTACTCCAATTGCGAATGCAAATGCAGTATCGCCAGTCGGATCATTTGTTGTTGATGATGTGCAGCGAAATATCTATGCGCAGACGACGGCTGGCACATACGTGGCAGTTGGTTATATAACCGCAACAAGCGATGGCTCGGGCGGCATTTCGCAGTTGGCGCGTGGGTTGGATGCTTGCTATAACTCTGCGCAAAGTCTGACAGGTTTTGGTGCGGGTGTTTCGCAAATAGCACCGTTTGGGCCTACGCTAGTCGTTACGTATCCGGCGTTAAACATTCTGTGGAATGGTTCGATGCAGTCAATCACTGCGGGATCATTCACGAAGCCAAGCATAACTGACGGAACCTATTCATTTGGAGTTGGGTATCAGTGGGGACTCACACAATTCCAAGTGGTCGCACCGAACATAAGCTACCCGACTGGATTCATCGAATTATGTCAGGTGACAGTATCCGGTCTGTCAGCCGCGCTCGCGCCCGCACGTATCAATACGATGTTCATGAAAAAGTATGGAATCCCGCAGCCGCTCAGTACGTCTAGCACAAACGGTATTCCTGCATCCACGTCAACTGGCGTCATGCCTTGGTAATTTGGTGATGCAATGACAAACTACAAATACCAAACAAACGAAAACCTTCTCGTAGAAGGCGAATTAGGCGTCAGCGTCAATAATCAATTGATTACGGTGGACGGGAACGGAAATCCTGTTATTTTGGGAAATCCTTTTAATTCGTCCCCGGTGCCGACAGATTTTGCTGCTGACGCAATGGACATTTCAAACGTTCAAACATTAGGATCGAACTTCATTTTCTTGAATGGCTCAACGTTCGATACAATGGGTGTCGGGACCTACGAATTCGAAGAAGCAAACGGAATCGTGTACGGCCTATATGGACGTACTAACGGACTCGCGCAGCAAGTGTACTTCAGCGGCTCGCAGACTAATACGTCGACAATGCAATACACGACAGTACCTTACGTGCCGCCATTTTTGAGCAGTAGCACATGGCAAGCACAGTGTGTTGTCGGTTCCGACTTGCAAGGCTTCACTTTGCAGTTACGTGACACGACGCCCGGATCAACCGCTACACCACGCTATATTTACGTACGTCACGGCGGATCGTTGATCAATACGTCAGGGCATACGTATGTAGAAATCACGTCGGTTGTGAATAATTACATGGGCGCGGTGACACATCAATCTGCGTGCGTGCCGAAAGTAGTGCGCGTTGGTGCGTATTTCTTTATTGCCCTTGCAGATTGGTCTAACAACAGCGTTTGGTTTGCGGGCTGGAACGCACAGGATAGCACCTATCCGTTCACGAATGCAGCGTTGCCAGCAAGCAGTTCATCGTACACGCCTCAAACGTTCACGATCACCACATCAGGTCTGCAAGGCGGCGACTACACTTCGGCGCAGACGTTTCCGGTGCTCTTGGGTAGTAACGCTCCGGGCGGACTGGCGAACTATCAGATGTACAATATGCAGACAGGCACAGCCATTTCGTTAAGCTACTTGTCCGCCCCTCAGCCTGCAACTGCACAGTGGACGCAGAACATTTCGGTGTTCCTCGAAGGCGAAGTCGACGGTAACGGAAACCCGTTCCTGGCGCTGGGTTTCATTCCCGTTTTCATTGCAACGAACGGTGATCAAACCGATGCCTTTTTAGTGTTCTCGATAGCAGTTCAATTCACAGCAGGCAGCGCCGGGGCGTACACCAACGCACAACTGAATTTCGTTCAAGCGGGCTCGTCAGGAAGCAGTTTGAATAATCAGCAACCTGGGGGACCTATATACGTCGGATATCGTCCGCCACTTGGCTATATCAAGCCGAACGAAGCTGTCCCAGCAACACTTTCAAACATTCCGACATGTTTGGGGAAATTGCCCGACGCGACTTACTATACGAATTTGCCGCGTTGGTGGGTTGGTACACCGTCGATCCATTGGTACTATTCTGGTTTTCAGGCATTTGCATCAAGCGGAAGCAGTCAAGTCGTGCGCGGCGTAACGAAGCCATCGGGTGCGCAAGCTGGCTCACTGGCCGCAGCGCAAGCAAATAAGCTGGCTAATATCTACCCGATGTTCAACGTAGCAAATCGTGCGGATTATAGCTTGAATACGGGTGCGCAAATGACAAACTCGTATTTTCAACCATCTGGTTTGATGATCGAAAGTGGTAATGCTCAAATGCAGGGAACTGATATTCTGCTAACAGCAGCTATCGATAAGAATGAGCAAGCTTTTTGGTGTATTTCAAAACTTCCGAGCGGATCAACGATTACGGATCAAACGTACAACAAATTCGGTACAGCGGTTCCTGGGTTTGGTACACGCGTTGCGGAATATCGTACTAATCTTCCGTCTTGGCAATCGTCTCTCTCAACGTGGGGTGCTGTATGGCCTACCGGGGTCGCGGCAGGTGCGCCGACATATTTTAATTTCCCCGTGCTCACGGATAGCGGCCCTTTCGCAACGAGCGTTAATGGCGCAGCTACGCGTTACGGACAATGGTCGCTTGTCGGTAATGTGTATCATGCCCCGCCCGTGGCATGGACCTACGCGTCCAATATGACGAGCCAACTTGCAGCACTAAAAGCGGCAGCATTGACAGCGGCGCAAGCAGCATCATCCGGGTTCGGCGGGAAAGGCGTTTATGGTATCGAGGTCATGCCAGTCGTTGCTCCGGCAGGCTTTGGTTTTTCTCTGGCTGTAGGCGTTCTACATGGAACCAACTCAAGCGGTATTGGCGAAGCGTTCTTTTTCTATACGTCATGTGGTTTGAGCGGCAATAACATAAACCTTACGAGTACTTCGGTAGCTAATCCTATTAAAGTTCTTAATATCGATCAGAATGGTTTGATTGGGACCTATACCGTAGGGAATGATCTTGAATTTGGTTCGTTTTTTGTCGTCTATCCAACAACAGCAGGGGATAATTTCTATGTTGCTTGGTCGCAAGCGAATGGGGTGAATGTTGTCGGCGATACGATCAACGCACCGATCTTCATTGAATTTTCTGGTAATGTTTCCGGTACTGTTCCGGGCGGTGTTGTATCCGTTGGGGGCAATAATCGTTCTCTTGCATTGTCCTATATGTCGTGTTCTGCACAGCATGACGGACTTGGAATTATGCCAGTACGTCCTGGTTACGGTATTCCGCAAATCGATATCGGTCTTGCTCGATATGCGTCTACACCGATCACGACGATAAGCGACATCATCAATAGTTTTACAGCGGCGATTGCGAATCCAACTAATTATGTAAATCCAAACAATCCCGCTAGTGATGGATATGCATCCAACAATCCGTCTGAAATGCTAGTGCTGAATGCAATCAACAATAACTTCCTGCTTCAAATCGGATCGCTTAGTGGACGCTTGAATCATAAACAATTCAATCTTCCATCGACGTTCATCGATATGACGAACTTTGCACAGGGCACGTATTATCTGTACTTAGTCGATACAGGTGCGGGAGGTGTGCAAGTTCAGGCGGATATAAATGCATACCCGGAGTCGAATACGAGAATGTATTTCGGCAAATTCGATCGAACGTCAAGTGGCTTTGCAAACGAGTCTTCAGTTTCCGAATTGATTCGCTTCGGTACAGCACGGCTTGTTGCAGGATCAGAAAATCAAAGGATTATGGGAAGTCAGATTCGTATCGGACCGTATGTTGGATAATAAGGAGAAAGAAATGACTAGATTGAAACTACTTGCTTTGTGGTTTGTTTGCACACTCGCGATGCCGTTCTTATGCATCGCAATGCTAGTGCAGGCGCTAGTAGGCTCGGAGAAGCGTGCGAAATCTATGGCAGTTGCTCAAGACGAATGTGGTAATGCGCTCTTTGGTGGTCCGCCGCAGCAAACGATTTCGTCTCGCACAGGTGATGGTTTGATCTTCGGCAGCCGTTGGGCCAAGATCGCGGCACCTTTCATAGATTTTTTCTTCGGTGCCGGTCATTGTCTTGCGAATGTCGATTTGCCTGCTAGCGCGCTCACCAAAGAGCAGCAGCTAGCAGTGAATCGCGCATGCGCTGAACGAGGCTACGTGCTGACTTATGCGGTATCAGCCGAATAGACCACGTGTCTTAGGCCAAACGAACGTATGATAATCGTGGAAAGTCTTGGGAAGTGAAATAGCGGGCAGCTTCTTCAAGATTTTCCACTCTTCGATTTCATTCGGCGGGCAGACGTTTTTCACGAGTTCAACAAGTTTCCGATTACGACGCAATTCCTCCATATGCGTACGGATGAAAACGCGCGTGTCGCCCCTCGATTCTCGGAACCATGTATTTAGGTTGTCGTACTCTTCTATCACTGCTCTGGCTTTCTTGGGTGGTAGCACGCGAGGAATCGAATCACCCGGATCGCCCGTTAGTGTTTGATAGTCGAGCATACGAGAGCATGGAATGCCCTTGTAGGACGCCTCGTGCGTGATGTAAATCGGTGAAGATTTACCATCTAAACCCTTATGCATCGAATTGTACAGGCGAACGCCGGGGCATAGATATTGATAGGCGTCCTTGTCGATTGCGCCGCATACAATATCGAAACGATCAGCGTAACGATCTGCTATAGAACGCAGCACGTCGTCGGCTTCATACTCGGTTGGCTGATAAAAACAAATGCCAAGCTGTGCGAAAAATTCGTACACGTTCGGCAAATACTGATACATATCGCCTTTTGCGTCGGTGTCTCCCTCAGAGCCTACGCCGGTTCCTTTCTTGCCGTTTCGCTCACTCTTGTAGAGAGGATAAACCTGATAGCGGAAAATCTTCGGGCCATCAAAAGCAACGCACAAATACTGCGCTCGAACCGCTAACGCGTCACGCGAAATCATCGATAGTAGATGGTACGGTAACGCTTCTTCTACAGGTCGATTTGTTCGCAGCGTAGTGAACGCTCGATAAAGATACCAGTTTCCGTCTACAGCAAAAATTCGTTGTTTCATTGTCGGACGATTTTCTGTTTTGGTTCGATGCTCAGATGAATCAGCGGTGAAAATTCATCGGCGGGTTTTCCTGTTTGGGCATCGATGGGCACAACGTGAAGTTCGCGACTAAAGCGTGCTCCGATCTGTTCGTTCAGTACGGAAATAAACTCATCGCAGTTCTCGATGCCGTCTTCCGCGTCCGCGTAATGCGCACAAGCTTGCACAAATACAACCAACTCGTGATCATTCTCCACGAAGAAACGGTTGAAGCGAGAATTAATAAAGCCTGTAATCTGCTGCATGATAACTCTCCCCGTTTATTTACGCTCATAAAATCAAATTGAGTCAACCGGCAATTTGATATCAAAGATTTGCACGAAGGAAGGCCAACTAACCAAAGCAAATCCGACTTTAGGTTCAATGAGAAAAGGTGAATTATGCTCCATAATGACAAAGACCCTTTCGGGTACAGCTTGAGTACCTACGCGTGGGTGATTGGGGTTGCCGTAATCGGGGGTGCAGTTAAATATCTCAATGATCCCGACAAATTCAGCTTTTTGCGTCTATTTCGCGATTTGATCACTGCTGGGTTTGCTGGGATTTTGACATTCTGGTTGTGCGAGTGGTTGAACATTACTGGACCGCTGTCGGCGGTCTTGATTGCCGTTTCTGGATTGATGGGTACGCAAGCACTCAAGGAAATGGAAAATCTCTATCTCGCACGGCTGGGTCTGAATAACCCAACGAACGCGGACAAACGCGAAGGGGAGTAAAACCGTGATTTCCTCAGCAGCAATCCATTCGGCCAAAAAATTTAGCATTGCGTGCCATCATGTACTTTCGTTCCTCTCACCATTAGCGTTCGCAGCACTTATCGGCGTAGCAGGTGTTTGGGCGATGGAATCTGCTCCTTCCCAAACTTTCATCAACACTTCGGTGATTGATGTACATACCGGCGCAGACATGGTGATCAATGTTCCGCTAATTATCCAAACTGACGCACGAAAAGCGCTTTACCGTGTATGGATTTCGGACTCAACCGGTATCGTTTATCAATTTCCTGATCAGCGCGTATCGCATCCTGAACTATTGGATTTGACCAATGAGTCAATCCGTATTCCCGACTCTATCAAACCGGGCACCTATACGTTGCACGTACAGATGATTTATCCATTCAATCCATTTAAGAATGGCAACATCTTCATGACAGTCGGCACGCTGAACGTTGTCAAATAAGGTGAAAAATCATGACATACCAAATTAACAGCACCCAATTGCTGCAACTGGCTCCGACACTCGGCGATAGCGCGCAAGCTCTGACGGACGCAATCAACGCTGCTACGGACTATTACGGCATTTCGGCCTCGCCTCGGCGTGTTCGCTACTTCGTTGCGCAATCATGCTTTGAAACGCAGACTTTTACGCGTTGGGCAGAAAATCTCACTTACACAACACCTGAACGCCTATGCGCCGTTTGGCCGTCTCGTTTTTCTATGACGCCAATGGGCACGAAAGCCTATGCACCAGATTACGTAGGTAACGCACAAAAACTCGCGAACCTTGTATATGCGAATCGTGGTGGAAATGGCGACGCAGCGAGCGGCGACGGCTTCAATTTCCGTGGCCGTGGCGGTTTCCATTTGACGTTCCGCAATAACTACGCGGCATATTCAAATGCTCGCTACGGGGACGACCGGATTGTGCAAAATCCCGATCTTGTTGCGCAGCCAGCGGACGCGATGATGTCGGCCGGATGGTTCTGGTCAACCAACCAACTGAACGACCTTGCGGACGCAGATGCGTTCACGCGCGTAACAGAAAAAATCAACGGCTCGGATGCAACCGTGCCGCAACGCTTGCCAGTGCTGAATAAAGCCAATTCGATCTTTACTTGGTGAGTTTATGGATAGTCCATTCTTCTACCCGGTAACACTCCATCGCGATACTTCAGCCGGTGACGTGTCCGCCTCATGGGTAAGTTCGCTGCCTCTTGTTTCAGGCGTCTTCGATTCTGTATCCGTACTTACATCTAATGAGGGTGTCAGCCAAGGCGTCTATGTGTGGGACGGCGCACGCTTTCGTTATGTGCTGCCTTACGCAGAAATCTGCGCAGCTATCATCGGCGGCGCTCAAGTAGATATTTACTACGATATTCGCAGTGCAAGCCTAAATATTCCGCCGAATGTTCTCGTTTGGCGAAACGGTCTTCCGTACTCGGGAACAACTTTCACGCTCAACGACGGTGCAGTGTGGGCGCTTCTTGCGTATCCATCCACAGTTGCAGGCGTCGTACAGACCATCAACAAACAGCCGCCAAACGCGAGCGGAAACGTCACTATTTCGACCGAAAACGCGACGACGACCGGGAACGGTATCGTAGTGGACGACGGGGTGAACAGCGGCACCGTGACGCTTAAAACATTCCTGGCTGACACCGGCATTTCGATCACGCCGAGCCCAAATTCGCTGTCTATCAAAAATACCGGTGTACTCACGGTCAACGGGCAGATTCCACTTAACGGCGCTGTCTCGGTCGTTGCGAAAAACGCAAGCGGCCTTACAGGCACATCGTTGATCGTCGATAGCGGTGCGACGACTGGCACGATCACGCTCAAGACACTCGTACCAGGAACGAACATATCGCTAGGTACTGATCCGAACGGAAATATCCGAATCGACGGCGCAGCAAGCTATGTTCTTCCACCTGCTACAGCTTCAACGCTGGGCGGCGTCAAGATCGGTTCCGGGGTGACGGTTGCGGCGGACGGAACAATTTCTGTTGCACCCTACACGCTGCCTATCGCATCGAGCACGGTGCTAGGCGGCGTAAAAATCGGTGCAAATATCAACGTGGCAGGTGACGGAACGATTTCCGTTGCGCCAGCCCCGGTCACGTCTGTTGATGGGCAAACCGGTGCAGTTATCGTCAAAACAACTGACAACAACCCAGCAACGGGCGTAACGCTGATCACGGATACGGGAGCTACGACCGGAAACGCCAAGCTAAAAACGCTTGTTGCAGGCTCGAATATCACGCTAAGCAGCGATGCTTCAAGCAATTTGCGCATCGATGCAACCGCGCCTGTTACGTCCGTGAGCGGACAAACAGGCGCGGTAGTCGTTCAGGCGAAAGACAATAATGCTTCTACGGGACAATCACTTATCGTAGATAGTGGAGCAACCACAGGCGTTTCGAAATTCCGCACTGTCGTGGCCGGTGCGAATATCAACGTTACGCTTGACATGTACGGCAATGTGGTCATCAACGGCCAAGCAGGCAGTACAGGAACAGTTACGTCTGTCGCACTTGCGATGCCGTCCATTTTTCAAGTGAGTGGTTCACCTGTTACAACGACGGGTACGCTGACGGCGGTGCTGCTTGGACAGAACGCTAACCAAATATTTGCGGGTCCCGCTTCAGGCTCAGCGAATATACCGACTTTCCGCGCGCTCGTTTCCAAAGATTTGCCTGTTGCAACTGCGAGCGCAGCAGGTGCAGTATTTCCGGGCAGCGGCCTGACTGTTTCTGCAAGTGGCGCAATTTCTGTCGATCCAACGCAAATAGTTACATCGGTCGCAGGTCGTGTGGGTGCAGTAACGCTTGCGGTAAGCGACGTATCGGGTGCGGCTCCTATCGCTTCGCCAACCTTCACGGGCGTAGCTACGTCTACGACACCGCCGTCATCTGATAATTCAACGCGAATTGCGACAACTGCGTATGTGCAATCGGTGATTGCGGCCGGTCAAGTAACTTCGTTTAACACTCGCACCGGAGCGGTTTTGCTTCTGCCTACCGACGTGTCGAGCGTAGGTGGTGCTCTCACGAATGCGTCTAATACTTGGACAGCGGCGAACGATTTTACAGGCGGCTCGATCACAGTTCCAACTGTTGCATCGACGGACAGTTCGACGAACGCTGCTTCGACTGCATTTGTACACGGGTTGTTCAATGGTTACGCGTTGCTGAACTCGCCAATATTCACGGGCACGCCGCAAGCTCCGACTGCGGCCGTAGGCACGAATACACAACAAATCGCAACGACTGCGTTCGTCATAGCGCAGTTGGCGACGCAAGGTGGCGTGACCTCGTTCAACGGTCGTTCAGGTGTCGTTACTCTGCAAACCTCGGACTTGACAAGCCTTGGCGTCGCGTTCGTTGGTTCTGCGAACACCTGGACAGCATCGAACGATTTTACCGGCGCAACGATCACGGTTCCAACGCAGGCGAACACGGATAACTCAACGAAAGCGGCTTCTACGGCCTTTGTGCATTCGATGTTGAGCACGGCAGCGGTTACGTCGTTCAATGGCCGTACAGGTGCCGTAACGCTTGCGGGAACCGACGTTTCCGGGGCCGGTGGTGCGCTCGTTGCGTCCGCGAACACTTGGACGGCGGCGAACGATTTCACGGGAGGTTCCGTTAAAGTCGTTACACAAGCGACGAACGATAATTCGACAAATGCAGCTTCGACCGCGTTTGTGCAAGCCGTTGTCACGGCTATTGCGTTGCAGCCCGCGTCCGCGACTGTGCTCGGCGGGGTGAAAATCCCGGCTCCTGCAACGAGCGGCTTGACTGTGCAGTCTGACGGCACGCTGACCGCGAACGTCGTAACCGTTGCAGGACGTACAGGAAATGTGGTGCTTGCGGTTGGGGATGTCTCGGGTGCGGCTCCGCTCGCTTCACCTCTATTTACAGGCGTTCCGCAAGCACCAACCCCAGCGGTAGGCACAAATACGCAGCAACTTGCTACGACTGCCTTCACTGTTTCGCAGATGCAGAGCAAAACAAGCATTGCGATCGCGAACGGTGTGAATACACTGACAGCGGCACAGGTTGCTTTCGCAGTGATCAAGCTCACAGGCACGCTTACCGCAAACGCTACGGTATCCGTACCTACGACGGGCAACTGGATTTTCTACAACAACACGACCGGCGCTTTCACGGTTACGTTGTCGAACGGCACGGGCGCGACGTTCGTTTTGCAGCAAAATGGCTCTGTCGAAATTATTTCGGACGCGACGCTCGGTGTGGTGCCAGCCACGTCGACCGGTATCACGCAGCCTGCGAACGATAATTCACAGAATCTTGCGACGACTGCGTACGTACAAACCGTGCTCGGCACGGGCGGGAACGTCGTAAATTCGTTCAACACTCGGACGGGTGCGGTAACGCTGCGTGCTGCGGACGTAAGCGGTGTTGGTGGGGCCTTAGTCAATGCAGCGAATACGTACACGGCAGCGAATGATTTTACAGGCGGTTCGATTGCTGTATCGACGGCCGCAGTGGGCGATAGTTCAACAAAAGCAGCGTCCACGCAGTTCGTTTCGATGGCGCTGCTCAGCACGACGACGGTTCCTCTGACGAACGTGAACGTGACACTAACGCCGTTGCAGTACGGTACGCAAATTATCGAATTCACAGGCACGCTTACTGCATCTGTGACGATAACTTTACCTACAAGCGGCCAGTGGACGTTCTATAACAATACGACAGGGGCGTTCAACGTTACACTGAGCAACGGCCAAGGTTCGACCTACGTCGTGACGCAAAGTCAGAGTGCGCAAGCAGTATCGCTCGGCGCGCTCGGCGTGATTAATTCGAATGTTGCAGTTTACGTATTGCAACCTGCAACGACCGCAGTTCTCGGTGGTGTGATCGTGCCGAACGGCGGCGGTCTTGCTATCGATTCGCAAGGCCATCTGACTGTAGATTCTACACAGATTCCGTACCTGAATAGTGCTGCATTCACAGGTCCGGTTACGCTGCAAGCACCGCCCGCATACACGGCAAACGATCTGCATGCGGCAACGACGACGTTTGCGTATCAGGTTGGTCAGGGCGTCGAGCGTATTTCTCTTGATGGCTTGGCCGCAGCAAATTCGTTCACCCTGACGCTTGAGCAAGCACGCTTCCCGGTGATCGAGTTCTACGGTACGCCTAACGGTAACGTCGTGGTCACTTTCCCGGCGAACGGCAAATGGTGGATTTATGCCAATACGGCGGGCCGTCCGCCGATCATTTCGAGCGCGGCAGGATCGCAAATTGTGCTCACGATCGGAAATTGGTATGAATACGCCGCAGATAATGCTGCATCGTCTTCGCTGATTTTGCTGTCACAGTCTACAGGTTCCGGTCCCGCTGGCGTGACTTCGTTCAACACGCGTACGGGAGCGGTCACGCTGCAAGCAGCAGATGTGAGTGGCGTCGGCGGGGCTTTGGTTGGGGCAGCAAACACGTTCACGGGAGCGAATAGCTTTACGGGTGGTTCGATCACGGTCCCAACGCTCGCGAGCACAGATAATTCGACGAACGCAGCTTCCACAGCGTTCGTGAAATCTTTGCTTGGCGGATATGCGCCGATTGCATCGCCCACGTTCACGGGAACACCTGCTGCACCTACGGCAACAGCCGGTACGAGTACAACCCAGCTTGCAACAACAGCATTCGTCGAAAATGCGGTATTTGGCGAAACGTCTGTGACGATCGGAAGCACGTCGGTGACGCTCACGACGACGCAAATGGGCACGCAAATCATCAAGCTTACGGGCACACTCACGGCGAACTCTACCGTGTCGTTCGGCTCGCAAATTGGTGAATGGAACGTCTACAACGCAACGTCTGGTTCGTTCACGTTGACGGCGACTAGCACGACAGGCAGCGGAACGGTCGCACTCGCACAGGGTCAAGTCACGTCGCTTATCAACGATGCGACAGCAGGTATTCTTTCGAGCACAGTAACCGCATCGGGCGTGAGTTCGTTTAATTCGCGCACGGGCGCGGTGACATTGCAAAGCTCGGATATTTCCGGGGCCGGTGGTGCGCTTGTTGGATCGGCGAACACGTGGACGGCCGCTAATAGCTTTACAGGCGGCTCGATCACGGTTCCCACGCAAACGACAGGCGATAACACAACGAATGCTGCTTCAACTGCATTTGTTTATGCATCAATGTTGGCCGAAGCTACGCTTACGCTTAGCAACGCAAATATTTCTGCGAACGGTTGGAATAATGCAGCGCGTGTGTTGATTCTTAACGGTACGCTGACGGGGAACGTGCAGGTCCAGTTTCCTTCGTCCGGCTCGTGGCGTGTTTTCAACAATACGAGCGGAGCCTTTACGGTTCAAGCGTACTATGTAGGTGGTCAGCCAAACGTCACGCTTACACAGGGTGCATGGACATCGCTTGTTTCGTTGGGCGCGAGCAGTGGCGGTATTGTTTCCGCAAATCCGCCTTCAGTTGCATCGTTCAACGGTCGAACCGGCGCAGTGACATTTACGGCGTCGGACGTGAGCGGCGTCGGTGGAGTTTTGACGAGTGCGAATAACACATATAACTCAGGCACAACGCAGAATTTCACGAGCGCGACGATTACGGTTCCGACACAAGCGGCAAGCGACAATTCGACGAATGCAGCGAGCACGGCTTATGTCACAACCAAGCTTAGCTCAAGTCCAACGATCGGCACGCCGACTATCACAGGTCGCGCGCAAATCGACGTTGATACGTTCAAGGTTCAGCAGGTTTCAACCGCGAGCACGATCACACTCGATTTGAGTTTGTATGGTGAATTCGTGGTGACGAATTCCGGTTCAATAACAATCAACTTGATTAATCCACCTGCGGCGAACTATGGCCAAGTTGCTATTATTCGCATGACTAACAGTTCAACAGTGGGCACGGTTAGCTGGCAGGCTGGCGGGAGTTCGCTTACACCGAAGTATGCAAGCGGTGCCCCGCCTTCCTATACGAACAACGGCACAGACATTATTGCCGTTCTCGTAGATTACGTTGGGTCGTCCACAACGTACACAGTCGTAGTGATCGCGCAAGCTGTTGCTTAACAACGGACGGGGGATAAAATCCCCCGCTTCGGAGAAAGACAAAATGGTAAATATCGTTGATCTTCAAACAATGACGGAAATCGATCGGTCAACCCTTCAAGCTCGTTTTCCGGGCACGTCTTTTCCGCAGGACCAATATCTGAATGACGCTGTTCTGAAACCGTTCGGGTGTGCTACGTTCACGATTGATCCGCAGCCGATATATTCTCCTTTCACGTCTATCGCGCCAGGATCGATTCAGCAAAACGCGGATGGGACATATTCCCTGCATTGGATACAAACAGACGCACCATTGGACCAAGCACAGCAAGGTCTGCTCAGTCAAGTGCAGCAATTATACAATCGAGCACTGCAATCGCCTATTATCCACGGCGGACAATATGTCTTTTCGTTGAAATGGGACACTATCGTATTTTTGCGTGAAAGCGTTGCAGCCAATGAGGTTGTTTCGCTTTCCGACAATCAAGGAAATTGGATTCAATTGCAGCCTTCGGAAGCTGCGACTCTTGCAAATACGATTTCCGGTGCAATGCGCGCTATCAACATGAATATGTATGCACACGTCACGGCGATAAATGCGTTGCCGGATATAACCAGTGCAAAAGCATATGATATTTCAACTGGATGGCCGACATGAGTTCTCTCGCTCGTCTATTGTTAGCTACAGGCAAATCTGGATCAACACCGCCGCCCACAAACGACCAATATTTTCCCTACGTTGCTGCCCTCGCGCACGGAAACGGCGCGAATAATTCGGCAAACAATACGTACACGGCTACTAATGCAGCATCCGGTAGCTTTGTGCTGACGGCGGCGGGATCACCCTTCGAGGGTACATTTACACCATTTGGCGCAAATTGGTCCGTTGCACTCAATACGACGACTGCCTCATATCTTACATACGGTGCGTCAACGTCGGCAAGTCCTGCTGCTCAGGCTTTTTGTGTAGAAGCTTGGGTAATGTTTAACTCTCTGCCGACAACTACAGGAACCAACGGGGAATTCAATATTTGGCAGAAAGGGCGTGGCGGTTCAAGCAACTATGAAATGGGTTTTAGCCTGATTCTAAATGCTTCCGCGACGGCATATCAATTATCGTTTCAAGTTTCAAGTAACGGAACGTCAATTGTCAATGCGAATTCACCTAATTTGACAGGTTTCGGTGTCGGACAATGGAATCATTTTGCGATAACAAACGCCGCGGGCTCAGGCGTTGTCACTTATTGGTTCAACGGGACTAACATTGGCACATCGAACCACGGAGTGACTTCAATTTTCTCCGGTACGGGTGCGGTCGGAATTGGAAACAATAATAACGGCGGTAACGCTGTCTGGCAAGGTTACATCAGTAACCTGCGGGTTGTATTTGGTTCTCAGGTCTATACGGCAAACTTCACGCCATCCACGTCGCCATTAACAAAGATTGCGGGTACAAACTTTTTAGGTTGTGCGACCAATCAATTTCAGGATATTTCCAACAACACCTGGGCGGTGACTGCAAACGGAACTCCGCAAGTAGTAAGGTTTAACCCATTTGGCGATAATGCAACCCCCTACACAACAGCGACATATGGCGGGTCGACGTTCTTTGGTGGATCAGGGAACACATTGAGCTACGCATCGAATGCAGCGTTTGGCTTTGGCACGGGGCCGTTCACACTTGAAGCTTGGATATATCCAATCCAGACAAATTCAAATGGGTGTGCTATTGTCGATTTACGTCCTTCGGTATCGGCTCAATCTACCGAAATCGCAATGGATTCATCCGGCCATCTTTTCTATTTCGACGGTCCGAATAATACTGTCTACACTGATCCGACGCCTCTAGCTATGAATCAATGGGTACATGTAGCATTGACTCGTGACGGTTCAGGTGTATGGCGCTTGTTCAAGAATGGGGTACAAGTTCAAACCAACACAGCAGCGGATAACTTAGGAACAAGTCAGCCGATTCTAATCGGTCAATCGGTGAATGGGTCAACCGCGAATTTCACGGGCTACATCTCGAACGTTCGAATCTCCAATAATACCGCATTTTATACGAGCGGATTTACTCCATCTACGTCTCCGCTGACTGCTATTTCTGGCACTTCGTTTTTGTTCGGCTGTACCGATGCAAGTCTGAATGATTACGCAATGCAGCAAAATCTGCAAACAGCAGGTAATGCTAAAATCAGTACCACTCAGCAGAAATGGGGTAGCGGTTCGATGTCATTAGACGGATCGAACGGCACTTGGTTTTTGTTACCGGCTAGTATGGTGCCGAATTGGGGTTCAGTTAATTGGACAATTGAACTTTGGTTCTACTCTACGGTTGCGGCACAAAATTCTGGATTAGTTGCTCAGCGTACTTCCCAATCTAACTTTGCTCCGATTTTATGGGTATTGAATGCGAGCGGCCAAATCGCCTTACAGGTGTCTACAACCGGATCAAGTTGGAGTACGATTACGTCGTCAACAGTCCCGACGACTAACACGTGGCATCATGCAGCGATTGTTCGATCGGGGTCTACCTTTACGCTTTACTATGACGGAAGCTCAATTGCCTCTGGAACTATAAGCGGCGCTCTAATGTCGGCGACTTCTGTTCCGCTAATAGTAGGCGCGCAGCAATCTGCGACAGGCGGTTCTGCCTCGTTTACTGGTTTTATGCAGGATTTTCGCATTACATTCGGAAAAGCTCGTTATTCAGGCGGCAGCTATCCAGTCCCGTCCGCAGCATTCCAGAACCAATAAGCAACTTTGAATTTGATAGGGGTACTCGTGTGACTAAAGCACTCACGCGGCTCGTCACTGCCGAACACGACGAAGGCTATATAAATCCCAATCGGGATATGACGTGGCAAGAAAGGATGGACAACAAATATAAGGGCAAACCACGTCCGGCTGACGAATTACCCGAAGGCACATTCAAAGGTAATTCTCCGGGCGGTATTGCTAATACGCTAAAAACGAAATCGGAAGATTACGGCCAAGCGTCACGTCGTTTGAACAATTACATCAATCGGCAAGGCCGTAACCTCGAAGGCCAAGAGCGTCAGAGGTTGAATCAGACAAAGGAAGCACTCCGCAACGCATACGGCGAAAAGAAGCCGAAACCAGCACAAAAGGTGCAGAAGGTTCAAAAGACGCCTAAATCGGCGGGCATTCTTTTCGAGAACGAGAATGCAATGACGGGTTACGACGAAGCTGCGATTAATCCGATTCACGGTGATCCTGATAGCCCGGATTGTCCGCTTACCGGCGTACATGGCAGTGCAGAAATGCCAGTGCAGAACGTTGTGCCAGTCCATAATTTCGACGATGGATATTTGAAAACTGGTCTTGACGAAGAATTTGTCGAACAGCCACGAGAAGAGGTGAACGATATGACCGTGCCACTCAATGCAGCTACGCGTCTCGCTGCAACAGAAGTAAACGCAGATAAATGGAGTAAGGATGTTGAAACGAAGAAACATCCGCCAGAAGGCAAGTTCGCAGACGGATCAGCCGAAGAAATCGCGAATTGGGCCAAGCGCAGCCACAATGGCAATCTGAAGAAAGCGATTGACTCACTCAATTTCTACGTCAATCGTGGCGGCAAGAATCTGTCAGACGAACAAAAGAGCAAAGTCAACCACGCGAAAGAGATTTTGCACAAGCAAGTGGAGAAGGAATAAATCATGATTCAGTTCCCTTTCTCTATGCCCGTGTCAGTCTACGATAATCAGATGGTAAAGCGAATCGGGACTGCTTATTGGAATGAAAATCTGGCGTTGCTCGCTAATCAGAATTCTTTGGCCGTATCGGTGCTCTATCAAGATCGCGGAAACTCCTATTCAACCGGATTGTATTTTTGGTCCGAAGGCGTTTGGCGTTTTGTACTATCATATGAACAAGTAGCGAATTTCGTCGTCAACGGCGGTGAAACATCTATCTACGCAGGGCTTTCGCAAACGGTCGATGTACCTTCTGGCGCGCTCGTCTATCGTAACGGCGTACTTGTACCGGGTGCAGTACAGATCGCACCAGACGGCACCAATGCGCTCTGGCTGATTCTGTATTTAAGCAATGTGAATATCGGTCGTAATGGTACAGTGAAATCGGTCGGCTTAACAGCACCGGCTGAAATTTCAGTAAGTGGCGTTCCGATTACAGATAGCGGCACAATTGGACTCACCTGGACCACACAGCAGCCGAACCAATTTTTTGCGGGTCCTGCTTCCGGTAGCTCCGCTAATACCCCTCAATTCCGTTCACTGACATCCCTGGATTTGCCGCAGGGTGCGAATCCAACGTGGCCCGCACCGTATGATGGCGGCAGCAGCTATACGCCGGGTGCAGATTCAACGCTGGCGACGCGCGATCTTGTGAAGAATGCTATCTCAGGCGCGCTCGGTAATTTCGCCACGATCATCCAAGTCGACAGCACCACAGGCACGCTGCCTCAAACAAGTCAGGGCACGCTGTGGGCCATGAATTTCGCAACGGCTAACGGGTTGCCTATCAAACTCCCCGCATTGGGTACGTATGTCGCGCCGTTTGGGCAATGGAACGGGACGACTTTTTCGTTTATCAATGTCGGGATATATCCGGGTTCGCTGGAAGTTGCTCCGACGACTGCTGATTACATCTTGTGGGGCGGCAACCAGCTTACGTCGGTCATCGTCAATCCAGGCGAATCGCTGACTATCAGCTATTACTACTGGAATGGACAACAGCAGTGGGTTGTTGCGGGCGGCACAGCGCTCGCGCAAGCAAACGATACCTATATCGCGATCATGGAGAGCAGCCAGCAAACGGCAGTTCCAGTTACAGCGATGGATAAGAAGCAGATTTATTTGACCGGTACTTTGACTGCGCGTTCAAGTCTCACGCTGCCAAATTATGGCGAATGGGTAATCGTGAATGGCACTGTCGGCGCACAAAATATCTACGTGCTCAATCAAGCGTATCCATCCGGGCAAAGTTTGATTCTTCTTCCGGGTTGCAACGTACATGTGACGACAGGCGATTATGGAACGCTGAAAGGTCAAATGGCGGGTATTGATATTGCTATCCAGACTTCGAACAATTCGATCGACGGAAATGCGTATCCGCTTATAGCACCGGCAACACCGAATCCATTGGTTCTGAATTCGAGCGGGGATGCGGTCTTGTACCTGACCGGACCGATGCTCATGTATCACACGCAGGAAATCATAGACGATACGCTTGGCAGTATGACCCAACCGATCGTCTATACATTCAATCCAGATTTCTATACGTTCCAAGGCGGTCAATGGACGTTCTTCAACAACTTGCAGCAAGCATCGCCCAAAAGCGTATTTGTGGGCGACTTGCAAGGCACCCAAATACAAATCCCGGTAGGTAAAGCAGTGACAGTTATCTACACGTCCTCGGGAAAAATCTACCAAGTCTAACCCCTCCATTGCTCTGCAAAGCAGTAACAGATTTTCAAATCTAACTTTGCTTGGAGTTTTGTCATGTCTAATGTCAATGTCTCTGTGAGCGTCACAGGCGACGGTTCAACCGCGACAGGTAATGATACCGGCGTAAATAACGACACAGCGACTTTTCTGTACACGCCGTTCTATATCATCCACGATACAGTAACCAATCTGCCACTTCAATACGCGCCCTTTTTCAGCACGGTTCAGGCAGCAGTTACGTCAGGCGTGCAGTATGGTATCACTTTGACGGCTACAGATACTTCCTATGGTTTGTCCGCTGGGTTGGTTGTACGCAAAGACACATCGACGCAAGCATGGGTCAACGTTATCCCGTATTTCCCGCTCATGGATTTCTTTTTCCAAGGCGGAACGCTGACGGTTTATCTCGATCCGGCTGCGGCGGTGAACAATATTCCGCCGACTGCGGTTGTGTACAAAAACGGTTCGTTGGTTCCAACGCCTTCAACGATTCCAGCCGGTACAGGAAATTGGGCGGTTCTTGAACTAACGCAGCAATACGTCCTTCCGACCGCCACGGATCAAGTGCTTGGCGGCGTGAAAGTCGGGACGAATCTGAAAGTCGCAAGCGACGGCACGCTCTCGGTTCCTGTTGCAACGAGCAGCACAGCAGGCGCGGTCATTGCAGGTTCGAATCTGACGATCGACGGTAGCGGTACGCTGAATGTGCCGATTGCGACAGATTCGACAGCCGGTATCGTTACGGTTGGCTCAGGTCTTTCCGTAACCACGGGCACAGTCAATCTTGCTGCGGCCACGGGTACAGCGCTCGGCGGTATCAAAGTCGGTGCGAATGTCACAGTGCAAGCGGACGGCACGATTTCTGTCGCTGCGCCGTATGTGCTCCCTGCTGCGACATCGAGCACGCTGGGTGGGGTGAAGCAAGGTACGAACGTCACGATCGCGAATGACGGTACGCTGAATGTGCCGACTGGCGCGGGTTATGTGCTTCCGCCTGCAACAGATACAGTAGTCGGCGGCGTAATAGTTCCTGCGGCTTCGGGCCTCGGCGTTGATAGCAGCGGTAAACTGTCTTTGGCTGCTGCTACCGATCAACAGCTTGGCGGTGTGAAAATCGGCGCAAACGTCAACGTGAGCGGCGGGGTAATTTCTGTAGCGGCTCCATATGTTCTGCCTGCGGCTACGACAAGCGTACTCGGCGGGGTGATTCCGAAAGGCGGCTTGGATGTCACGAGCGCCGGTGTGTTGAATGCAAAAACGCAAACTGTGTTCCGTCAACAAACGTGGGCCGCGCTCACAGGCGGCACAACAGAACCGGATGTACAAACCGCGTTCACGTACACGCTTCCTGCGAACACGTTGGCACCGAACGGCAAGCTTGAATTCACGTTCACGATCAACGATCCGCACGATGCGTCTTTTGTTAATGCAGACGGCTCGTTCAAATACGCCACGAAACAACGTGGTGTGCGTTTGGTAATCGGCGGTCAAGTGTTGATCAATGACGTAGTTGGTTCACCTGGGGCGGCGGGCTTCAATATTTGGAGTATCGGCACAACGGATTCGAACTATAACGCTGCGTCTTGGGCACCATCGACGTTCCTGAATTACGAAGTGCTTGGAACGATTTGGCGTGACAGCGCAGGCAAAGCGTATATTCGCGTGAACTACAACATCATGCCGCCGAACGCGAATTTCGCATCATTCCAAAATGCCATCATTCCACTTAACGTGGATTTCACGCAAGACCAAGTATTCCAAGTCTTCGCTGATTTCCAAGCTAAGGACGATCAGATTACCGTTGGTCACTGCGAAGTGATCGTCAACAACATCTGATAGCTATGGGGTGGAATGCTTAACATTCCACCCTTTTCTCATTTGGAGAAAATGATGGCAGTCAATGTGAATGTGAATGTGTCTACTGCGGCACAAACTTCAAACGATGCCCAATTCCCGCTGTCGATGCCGGTTACTTTCTATAGCGGCGGCAATGCACCTGTTCAACTACAGGCACAATGGACTAACCTGCTATCGACAGTTAAGGGACAGCAACTCGCAGTTTTGTATCAGGACGGTACAAATACCGGATTAGCTCCGGGCCTAGGTGTCAATAATGACTCGTGGCAACTTGCTATCCCTTATACGCCGTACCTTACGAATTATGTAATTAACGGCGGCAGCGCATCAGTTTTCTATAACGTCACACAAAGTTATCCCGTTCCAAACGGGGCTATTGTTTTCAGAAACGGCGCACCAGTTAGCGTTTCCAGTATTCCCTCTGGTAGCGGCGTATGGGCCATTCTGCAATTGAGTTCGGTCGCAATCACCAATCCTTATGTTTTGCCGACTGCTTCGAATTCGACATTGGGCGGTATCAAGATCGGTACAGGCTTGAACGTTGACATAAACGGTGTGGCTTCAACAACAGTGCTCGGAACGCAATATTGGGTTAATTCGCCGCTGATCACTACGCAAGAGTGGAGCACAATCCTGCCGTACGAAATGATTTTCGCACAGGGAGCGCCAGATTTCCGCTACGTGTTGCTGACGGAACCGCTCAACGATATTACGCTCAGCTTTACTTTAATCACTAAAGGCGATCAGCAAATTTCGCCGCCTACACCTATTGGCAAGATCGTATTTAAGGGCCTGTCATGGGAGGTCGATACATCGCAATTCTTCGGTATTGACACAGGTGGTGCGGGCCGTGTGTTGAGAGTAACTAGCGATCAGCCTGACACATTTGCCTTCTCGTTGGGCGCAACCATTTATTGGATGACTTGATCTATCATGAGCACAAATGTACAGGTGAATGTGCAAACGGACTCGTCAGCAACTCCACCCGGCCTGTTTCCGTTAGCGATGCCGGTCACGTTCTATAACGGTGGGAATGCGGCTACTCAGCTACGTGCGCAGTGGACGAATCTTCTTTCAACCGTTGAAGGCCAAACGCTTGCCGTGCTCTACCAGGACGGCTCGAATTCTGGTCTGTCACCCGGACTTGGAGTGAACGGAAAGCCATGGCAAGTAGCTATTCCGTATCAGCCTTTTATTACAGACTACGTGATTGACGGCGGAACAGCGACGATCTACTACAACGTCACGAAAGCGTATCCCGTTCCGAGTGGCGCGCTTGTTTTCCGCGAGGGCGTGCTATCGAATGTCTCAACAATTCCAGCAGGTAAAGGCGTTTGGGCCACGCTGCAAGTAAGCCAGGGTTCGAGCTATACGCTTCCCCCAGCTACAGATACCACGCTGGGCGGTGTTATCGTCAAAGACGGCCTGAATGTCAATAGCGCGGGGGAATTGAAGGCGAACGTTCTTTCGGTGAATGGCAAGACGGGCGCAGTTGATCTAAAGGTAGCTGATATTTCAGGTGCGGCCCCACTTGCTTCACCTGCTTTCACCGGAAACCCGACAGCGGTTACTCAAGCAGCGACGGATAATTCTACAAAGCTTGCTACAACGGCTCAGGCGCAAGCGATGTACTCGGATCGGCTCAACAAAGTTGTTCCGTACACGATTCATGATTACGTCGGAAATGCCACGCTGCCAGATGAGACCGTTGATTGTCGCATCATTGAATTGAAAGGCTCAACGGGCGGTGCGTACACATTATCCATTCCTCGAAACTCGGGTCGATGGTTAGTGATGAATAATGCTTGGAATTACGGGTCCGGGCACTATTTGAAGACAACCGGGCAAACTTCTGGCACAACGCTTCATATACCGCAAGGGGCCGTTTATGAGGTCATGGCTGTCGATACTGGTGGTAATGCGGCTACTCAATCGTTGATGCAAGTTCCAAGCGCATACGAACTGCCTGTAGCTACCGATAAAGTTCTCGGTGGTGTGAAAATCGGAGCGAATCTCACGATCAGCGACGGAGTGCTCTCCGGCGCGGCACCTTATACACTACCGGTCGCTTCGGCGAATACGTTAGGCGGCGTTAAGATCGGCGCTAATTTAACGATAAGCGATGGCGTACTATCAGCAACGGTTCCAGCGCAAGACAATCCTGATAAGGTCAATGATGTAAGCGGTTGGGGCGGTATTGGACTTATGCCTGACTTTTATCAGAACGCGAGAAGTATGCGTTTCACTGGAACGCCAAGTAGCAATCCTTTTACAGTATCGTTCAAAGATGCAGGGCAGAACGATCTTAATGATGACAAGGGTCCATGGCTTTTGTTTAACGACACTCAAGTACCAATCCGTTTTTATTCTGGTGGATCGGTGGGCTACTTAACCCTCGCGCCCGGTAAGGCATCCTTGGCTTACGTCATCAAAAACCCTGATTTCAATTCTTCCGGTGTGATTCAGTTAGCCGGTCAGGGTCAGTAAGGCAGCATTAAAACTCGTTCAATTTCATGTTACGGGCTGTGATTCCTCTGACGTATAGAGAACGCAGCCCGTTTAGACACATTGAACGGGGTTATATATGAACGATAACGCGGATGTCGCGCAACAATTGATCGACGATCATAACGAAACAGCAATCGCCAAAGTGCTACGCGAGAAGGGGCGCGCGTTGCTCTACAGTGGTTATTGTTATTACTGCTATGAGCGTGTTCATTCACCACATATTTTCTGTGATTTGGATTGTCGCTCAGATTGGGAGCGCGAACAACGAATGAATAAGATCGAAGGCCGTCGCTAAATACACAGGACGGCGCTTTGTTTGTGCCGTCCTCGTCAAAAATCTCGTTCGCCTCTTGAGGAACATCATGGCAATCGAGCAATACACAACAGCAACGCCAAGCGTCATAGTTAATGTTGACGCGAGCACGTCGCAGACAGTACCATTTGCGAGCGTTCATGGGACTGCGGTTTATCAATCCGGGCAGCAACTTAGTTTGACTTTGATGCTCAATCCGGGGCAGCAGTACGCACCACAAATCGGTTTTTCAACTCTCGTGCTCACGACGAGCGGCCCGGTACAGTTGATTGCATCTAAGGGCACAAATTCACAGTACATCAATCAGACCGTTAATCAAACGGTAACGATCGATGACACGGTAGATTTTTTCACGCTCACGAATATAAGCGCGACTGCAAGCATATCAGTTAGCGTTTTGGTGACGGTTGCGATCAGCAACACGACTCCTGCATTTTCGATTGTCACGTCGCTCAACGGAAAAACGGGCGCGCTTCAACTGCTCCCTGGAAATGGCATAGCAATCGATAACACGGTCACGCCGATTACGATCACGAATAGCGGCGTCGTGTCGCTCAATGGTCAGACGGGCGCAGTATTGCTCAATGCTTCAAATTTGCCGGGTCTTGCACTTGTTGCACAAACAGGCAACTATAACGACCTGAACAACAAACCTACACCGTACGCATTGCCGATCGCCAGCGCTACTGTGCTCGGCGGGATCAAAGTCGGTACAGGTTTAACCATTGCGGGCGATGGAACGCTTACCGCGAACGCTGCAACAGCGGTTCAAACGGTAAGCACAGTTGCGCCGGATGTGAGCGGAAACGTTACGGTTCAGACAATCGATGCGCAGCAGTTCGGCGGGATTACTGCGGTTAGCCTGATTTCCGACAGCGGTACGACGACAGCGATCGCGAAACTCAAACAATTGAGTGCAAAAGGTGGTATCACATTGCAATCGGTTGCGGTCGATTCAAACGGTAATTCTCAATCTGGCCCGGATGATTTGATCTACATTGGTACGGATGGAACCTTCGTCCATTCCGTGAATAACGTTACACCAACAAACGGAAACGTAGCACTCACGGCAGCGAATATTCCTGGGCTGGCGACAGTCGCCAAGACCGGACAATACAACGATTTGCTTGGCGCACCGCAACCGTACACACTTCCAACCGCAAATCTGTCGACGCTCGGTGGTGTGAAAATTGGTGCGGGCGTGAACGTTGCAGGCGACGGCACGATTTCTGTTACGTTTCCCGTTACGTCGATCAATACGTTGACGGGTGCTGTAGTTATTCAAGCGCAGAACGCAAATGGGACGAGCGGCACGTCACTTATTGCGGATAGCGGCGCTACGACGGGCACGATCAAGCTTCGCACAATTGTTCCGGGCACGGGCGTAACTTTCACTGCGGATGCGAACAGCAATATCGTAATCAACAGTGCGCAATACACACTTCCAGCAGCTACAGGAACGACGCTAGGCGGCGTTAAGGCCGGGGCTAATATCAACGTAGCACCGGACGGTACGATCAGCACAGCGAACCCGTACGCGCTTCCTGCTGCTACTGCGGGAACGTTAGGTGGTGTAAAGATTGGATCTGGCGTCAGTGTTGCGAGTGACGGCACGATTTCTGTTGTGCAGTCGAGTTATGTTTTGCCGACTGCAACAAGTTCAATTTTGGGCGGCGTGAAAATTGGCGCGAACGTGACCGTTCAACCCGATGGCACAATCTCTGTTCCCGATCCTTACGCGCTTCCTGCTGCTACAGGAGCGACGCTAGGCGGCGTGAAAATCGGTTCCAATATCAGTGTTGCCGGTGACGGTACGATCAGCGTAATGGCTCCGTACACACTTCCTACCGCGAGTGCTGGCGTGCTCGGTGGGGTAAAGATTGGTTCTGGTGTGAATATCGCCGGGGATGGTACTATTTCGGTAACGCCGTACACGTTGCCGTTCGCTACAACGCTTGCAGTCGGGGGCGTAAAGATCGGATCGAACATTTCGGTTGCAGGTGACGGCACGATTTCCGTTGCGGCCCCGTACACACTCCCTGTCGCGACGATTTCCACGCTTGGTGGCGTTAAACAAGGTACTGGTGTTACGATCGCTGGGGACGGTACTATTTCCGCCACGCAGTACACGCTACCCGCAGCAACGAGCACGACGCTAGGCGGCGTCAAAATCGGGGCTAATATTAGCGTCTCAGGTGATGGTACGATTTCCGTTGCGGGACCGTACACACTCGCTCCTGCAACTACGAGCACACTTGGTGGTGTAATTGTTGGAAGCGGTTTGAATGTGGCCGTAGACGGCACGATTTCTGTGTCGCCGTACACTCTTCCTATTGCGTCAGGTACGACGCTTGGCGGCGTCAAAATCGGCAGCGGCATCAATATAGCGGGAGACGGAACAATTTCCGTAACGTCTTCTTCATACACACTGCCCGCAGCAACGAGCACGACGCTAGGCGGCGTCAAAATCGGAGCGAACGTCAATGTCGCGGGAGACGGTACGATTTCGGTTGCGGCCCCATTCAATTTGCAGCCCGCGAGCGACGTGATTCTTGGCGGCGTGAAAATTGGTTCTGGCGTCACTGTTCAATCAGACGGAACGATTTCAGTTGCAGCATACTCGCTTCAACCTGCGACTTCGACAACGCTAGGCGGCGTCAAAATCGGAGCGAACGTCAATGTCGCGGGAGACGGTACGATTTCGGTTGCGGGGCCATATATCTTGCCAATCGCATCGAGTACAGCACTCGGTGGTGTGAAAGTCGGATCGGGTCTTACGATTGCAGGTGACGGCACACTTGCAGTAACAGGAAGTGTCACGTCGTTCAACGGTCGAAGCGGGGCTGTTGTATTGACGCTCGGTGACATTACGGCAGTCGGCGGCGCGCCTCTCGCTTCGCCTGTTTTTACAGGGACACCGCAAGGACCTACGCCGACGACGAACGATAATTCGACGAATTTAGCGACGACATCTTATGTACAAAGTAATCTCGCGAATTATGCGCCGATAGCCTCACCTGTACTGACTGGTACGCCGGAAGGTCCTACAGCAGCAGCCGGAACTAACACGCAACAGCTTGCCACAACTGCTTTTGCAGTTGCCCAAACTTCGATCCTGACACCTCGCACAGTCAATTCAGGTACAGCAACGATTGCCGCTACCGATGCCTATATTGGGGTGAATAATCCTGGTGCGGTGACGCTGACTCTTCCATCTGGTTCGAGTGTGACGAACGGCAAGTTCTTTGTCGTCAAAGACGAAAGTGGTGCAGCAGCAACCAACAATATCACGATCATCGGGAACGGCACGGACAAGATCGACGGACAAGCCAATGTGATCATCAATACAAACTACGGCATCGTTCGTCTTCTGTGGAATACAAACCTTTGGAGTATCGTGTGATTTTGACAAGGAGGACAAATGTCAACCGTTGTGGGAACCTGTACTGATTGCATTGTAACACTTCCGGTACAACCCAATACATCGATGCGTTATTCAGTTGTTGTAACAGAAGGCAATAACCTGATTCTGAAAAATCGTGGACAAATTGATGCTGTGTACGCATCGAACACGCTCGGTGCAGAACATGTAACGCTTGGACCTCAGCAGCAATACACGTGGTCACAGCCGTTTTCTTCATTGTGCATCGGCACGGATCAACCCGTGCAGGTGTCCTTGATGACGGCTGTTTCTACGGTAGTTTTCACGGTCACAAAGCTTCTCATTATCGATCAGCAATTCATTGGCCTGTCGATTTTGAATCCAGCTAGCGACACGACTGTACCTGTTGGACCTACCGCGAACGTTGCGCTTTACTTCACGCAATAACAAAAAGACCCGCTAGACGATAAATCTAGCGGGTCTTTTTTATTCAAGCGAACTTGCTTTCAACTTCGAATCGAACGTAATGTCGAAATCAATGACTGACAAGTATTCGTTTCGACTATGCAGCCACAGACGCGTGGCCGCGTTCATTTCAACGCGTTTGCCTAACGTCATATGTGCATTGTAGTCGGGAAATGAGTGGGTCAATCCTTCGTCGAGTAGCTGCTTATGTAACGTTTGCAGATCAGAACTATCGAGCAACGCAACGACAATTTTCTCGCCATTGTTATCATCCCATACAGCGAATTCAGCAATGCGTGCGCGACATTGCCTATCGTTCGGAACGATGATACCAAACGGCAAATCACCTTTGTGAAAAAGTACTGTCGTATGGTATTCCGTCGTATTCTCTAACTTGAAGGGTGCGCCACGCATTAAGCGTTGAACCTTAAGCGTGGACGCTTCATCGGGGTCGACCCACACATATAAACCGTCGTGCGGGTTCTGATCACGAATTTCGTTATAGAGAATGCTAGCTTGAACCTTAGTCATGACGGCTCCTTAGCTTTGCACGATCTGCATATAGTCCAAGTCGGCAAGAGATACGGCAGGCAATTGATCTGTGCTCGTGGCGCTGTCGATTGCAGTGCGCTGCTTCTGATACGAGGCGATTTTTTCGGCAAGCGCTGCATGGTATGCGGTGCTTTTTTCGATAATCTTTTGCGCCAACTCTTTCACTGTCGTATCACGTCCAATTGCCAGTACAGTAAGCAACGGCGTCGGCGCGTCCGCGTTTGCCGTGAGAGCCTGCGCCTCGGCAAGCTGCTGCGTCCACGACTGCTGTTCACCTGCGGGATACTGCGCCGACAGTTGGGACACGTCATAGTTAAAATCGTCAGTGATTCGACGCAGCATCGCATTTCTCACGAGTGCCAAATCAATCTTCGTGATATCCGGCGCACTGATCCAATAACCCGCGCTATGAAAATAGGCAACGTGACCTTCTGTGTTTACGACAGGTTTCCATTTCGAACTGTTTTCGGGCAAATCTTCCCCCTCTTCCAGTTCGATAGGATTCCCTGTGTACACCATCAGCCCTTTTCCAATGCCTTCTGCAATGGGCGCGTATGGATACGCAAAGTTTTTAGCGTCGCTCATAATTTATCCGATAAGAATCATCGCTGCGCCAACAGGAGAAAGTCCGGCCTGTGTCAAGAACCAATCTACTTGATCGTTTGCGTTGAACATAACAGTATCGTGGTGAATACGACCATAACCTGCACCGCCGCCTTTCGTATTGTACGAAACACGATTTCCGTTCAAGTTTACTTGTGTTTGGCGCGAGCCATCATCCCAAACATACAGATGCAAGATGCCCGGTTTCGTTAGCGCAGGCAATCCAGAACCAGCGGGCGAGCCGCCGCCATTCCATGAAAGCGCACTGCTTTGACTAGTCCACTCTGAGTGATAAGCAGTTGCTACGCCTGATCCCACTTTACCCGGTACGCTGAAAGAAAACCATCGCGTCCATCCACTTACTCTATTCCATTCACGCCAATACGGGGGATAACCATTTGTTCCATCTGGATTGCCGCCGCCAGCACCGGCCGGATAGTAAATCTGCGTGATATTAACCTTATCCGGTCCTAATGGCACTTCCGACATCATCCATATATGGCCGTCAACATTGACCGGCATATTGCCAGGAAAGCCAAACACGCCGCTAGAAACAGTGTAGAAACCAGAATTCCAGTTTATGCTATTCAGATCATCTACTGAACTAAGATATCGGCCTGTACCTTGCGACGGTAATTGTAGTAACCCTGCTGCTGCGATAGTTCCGGGCGAGGACACAAATAAGCCTGTTCCGGCCGTAGCAAGACCCGGCGTACCTGCTGTCGCAAGCGGAATCGGTGGAGGGTCCATGATCTGCTCATACAGGATTTGATTTCCATCCATGTAATCCGCGTAAATACGAACCGGCTCATTCACTTGCGGCACAATTGGCAGGGGATAATTATTATAAGTGCCGTCGTTCGTCACGTTCAGATTCAACTGATAGTTGTTACCGACTGCGACCACGCTATTAACCGAGCGCCAAAAACCTGCATGCGTTTGAACAACAAGCGCATGATTACCAGAAGTGAGAATCGGATTAAAGCGAACACCGACTTGGCTCTTTGGAACTTGTACAAACGTCGCGCTCGCGGACTGCACAATGAACTGCGACGTGCCGAAGTTCGGCAACGGGTAGATTTCAGAATATGCACCCCGTATCATTGCACGGGTGTTGTCATTCGAGGTTTCCAACAGCGTACCGTCACCACGTCGATTCAACTCACGAATGTTGTAAATCTGAACGTCCGGGTCAGCCGACAGTGCGGGCGGGTAGACGTCCGAC